GCTTATTTTTCCACTAGCGTGCTTCGCCATGTCACTAAGCTGGGGTGATCGTCCAATTGCCATTTCTACGAGTTCTCAGTCAGCTGCGACTGTTCGTGCCGCATCCGCTTCATTTATGGCGTCATCCACTCCAATGTCAACTCAACGTCGATCCGTTCTTTTCAAGTTCGTCTCCGGTGGGGATTTGGTTATGACTTCTGGCCATCTGTCACCAATGGATGACTGGTTAGCTGATCATCAGGCTGCTCTGAATTCTGCTGCTGCTCTACTCAGCGATCGAGACTCTCTCGCCCATCTCGAGCATCCCGAGAAATACTTGTTGCGTCGTGAGCATCAGCCTTCTGAAATCGTTAATCGGATTCGTCTTTATATGTCAGATGTCATGAAGAAGTCCTTGAGTCCAGAAACAATTCCGGAGTTGGTCGCACATATATCGACGCCAGCCACCGTCGTGGATGCCCCCTCTTCAGTTCAGACTCAGGTGTCCGACGTTATTGTCACCGGACCTGTTCCAATTACCGTTTCGGAAACACCAGCTAGATACGACGAGGAGGAATACAATGCTGCACGTGGCAAATTTCTCACTCACGGTGTCGCTGACCTTTCGACTGACACTCCCGGCCTCAGTTCTTTCATTCGTGAATATTGGGAGACGGTGCCTACATCCACTAATGGTCAATGGGACAGCGCTTCAAAAACCGGTCTGCTGATCCGCGCTCCAGAGGACCCCCTCGATTCCCAAACTTTGTTCTCCTTGTCCTGGGAGAAGGATTTGTTGCTGCTCAGTGTAAGTGGAGTTACCGTGGCTTCATTTGACGTTCGTGATGTTTCTGTTCTTGCCCCCGAGCACCAGAGAAATGGCGACAACAGCGAATACGCCAGRCTAACCTCGACTAAGCACAGTGTCGTATTCTTTACTCCGAGAGCGATACGATGGATGATCGATAATGATTGTTCGGACTCGATGGTTTCTCCCCGTCACATTCGTGTGTGCTTAGGATTTGATCCGGTTTTTGCCCGTTGGACTGGGGATGGTGTCTCTGAATGTGCTATGTTGATGGATGACCGCCTTAAGTCAATAGGCAAACAGCGGATGGTCAAACGGTGTTTGGGTTACTTGCGCGACTCTCCTAGTCTACTCCTAGTTGGCGCTTGTCTCGGTGGTGCTGCAGATCGTTTCATTAATCAATACTCTCCATCAGCTGTTGATCGCTGTGGCTATTCGTTGGCTCCCCTCCCACACTCTACTCCCGCACCCAGTGAGGAAGTTCAGCGCTTGAATGACGAGATTCAGTTGCTCAAGGCTAAGCTTTCGGCTTCCGCTGAGATGATCAAATCAAGCTCTCAGGCTGCCTCYACTCCAAGCAAGTTGCTGTCTCGTATCTCTGAACTGACACGTCAAAATAAGGAATTGCTTTTGCGTCAATCAGATTTTGAACGTTCCGGCTCTGCTCAGCTCCTCTCTTACCTTGAAGCTCATGTGTGCGTCAACGCTAAGCCGTTTGAGTGTGATCTTCTGACTAAAGTCGGTCTTGACTCCATGGATGTTACCAGGATTCGTRCGGAAAGGGAGATGAATCGCGTTAGATTTGAGCGCCGATTGTCATCCGCTGCTATCGCCGAGATGAAGCCCGAGATGGACTCTCTTAAAGCGCAACTCGAGACTCAGCAATCGGAATTGGAAGAGGTTATTGATCAATGTTTGTTCAAGGACAAGACGATTTCAGATTTGGAGTCCCAGGTGACTTCCTTGAAGGAAGAGCTTCGCGTTATGTCTAACCGTGCTGTAGCGCTAAATGCAGAAAACCACCGTCTAAGTGTTACCACCAAGACTGATGCGGGATGGGCGACTCCGACTGACCAACCGGCCTATGAAACTCCGACTCGACTCCCTTCCAAGTTCGATCTGGTAGATGAGCTGTAACCCGGCATGACGATTTGAAGCACGACGGAAAGGACCCCCTTGGGGGATCCCTATTCATC